TCATTGACGAGTTGAACCGATGGACGAACTCACAAGGCACTTATAAGGCATACAGTTTTTCGTCAAAGCAGAAGGAACAGGGGTTCATCAAATCCGTGTTGTCCCAGGTGTGGCGCGGCAGGTCAATGGACGATTTCATTACCAATGAGTATAAAGAAGCTCTGGATATTGAGTTTTCGTCTTTCCTAACGGTAGTGAAGCCAAAGATTTTCGAGGTCGATGGCAAAAAATGGCAGGACAGGGAAGGCATTAAGAGTCGGCTCACGGATAAATACCCCCGACCGTACATCATATTTACGTCTATGAGTGATGTAAGGGATTTCCTTGTGTATGGCAATAAGGTGGAGTACCTGATTATCAAATACATGGAAGTAGAAAGTGGGGACGGCGAAAAGGTGACGTATTACCGGGCGATGGACGATGAGAAGGATGTCATTATTGTCTTCGACAAGACTTCCGGCAAATACATTTTAGCACCTGAATACGAGGTAATTGAAACCAAATTGGGGTTTGTGCCTTCCATACAGATCAGCACATTAAAACAAGATATTCTTATTGACGGTGCAAGAAAATCACAGATTACATTCTTAATACCGTCACTTGACCGCTACCTTGCCCTTGATGCGGAGCATATACAGAGTGAGATCGTACACGGTCATCCGCAGCGATGGTCTGTAGCGCAGAAATGCCCTGTATGCGATGGGGACGGGGAGGTTATCAACGACCCCGACAAGGCTTATTATCAATCCGATGTCGAAGATGGTTCTTCGATTTCCTGCCCCCGTTGTGGTGGTAAGGGTTCTATCATAACCACCGACAGCAATGAGACGGTTGCCCTTCCGCAGTTCGATCAGGAAGGCAAGCCTTACCCGTTGGAAGCCCCGGCGGGGTATGTCAATTTCAACACGGACATACTGGATCATCAGGCGCAGGAATTAACAAAACTGGCAAACGACATCATCTATGCCGGTACATCGAATAAAAACATTGTGGCAGACCGATTCAAGACGGCGACAGAATCCAACAGCAACACAAAGACACTGGAGGATAAAATTGACGACCGCCTGAAAGTGATCGAGGAGATAGAGACCTTCCTGACCAATACGGCTGCAAAACTTGATGATGAATACAGTTCCGGCTACGGCGGTTGCAGTATAAAGTACGGGCGCAACCTATATTATCGCAACGAGAACGACATACTACTGGAGGTGCGGGACGGCAAAATTGCCGGGATGCCGATGGCTTACATCAAGAGCCTTATCATCGAGTTATACAAAACCAAATACCGCAACTCACAGGCAGAGCGTGAGCGATACCTGCGGTTGACGGAACTTGAACCGTTCCCAGGCTACACGGTGGAGGAACTGGTGAAAATGGAATTTCCGGCTGATCCTTTCGACATTAATTTCAAGTTGAATTTCAATGACTTGATTGAATTGTACGAAAGGCAATACGGGGATATTCTCAATGAGTCCATTGAGAAGGTAAGTCAAAAACTTGTTGAATTAAATCAAAAAAAGTATGGCAAGGCAAAACAGGCCATTCAAAAAAGTGAAGGTGGACAGGGTGACGTTTAACCGCGATGCCCGTCATGCTGACGCAAAGAGATTGCACACGGCACACCTGGAATTTATGGCAACCGAATGGTTGGTCATCGAAAAGGAACTGCATACATTCTTACAGCCTAATCAAAAGCTGGAGAACATCGAGTATGTATATTCTGACGACCCAAAGAAAGAGAAGGTTTTGGCTGTTGAAACATCTGAGGATTAACAATAAAAACAGGTGTTGATATGGTCAAGGCAGTTCAAATAGATTCCAACGGTAACGTGATAGGTGGCACTGAGAGATGGTTTCCTGACGCGCATTGGGCGCACTTGGAATCGTCTTACGGCAAAACTCTCCGTTGGCGGAAGGTAGAGGAAAAACCTCTGAAGAAACAGAAACAAACAAAAATAACGACAGAAGATGAAAAAACTGATTTTTCTTATGATGACGGCGGTGTTTCTACTGCCGTTGATGGTTGAGGCACAGTTTAACCGGATTGTTACGATTACGGCTGATACGCTGACTAAAGTGGAGACCGAATATTTCACTATTGGCCCGTTGACCGGCACGTATTCATCCCTGGTTTTCCAGAGCCTTTACACACAGCTTGGCGGCACATCGGACGGGACCGCCTTGATACAGGCATCGGTTGATGGCACATCATACGTCACGATCATTGACGACAACTATGATGAGATATTCTTCCGGGGCGATGATGACACGCTGACGATTAATAACGGTGATGTGTGGATAGTTGAGATCAAAGACCCGACATTCACTTATTACAGGTTGGCGGCTACCGGGACGGCAAGCGACACAACCCTTGTCACCGCAAAATACATCTTAAAGCAATAACACAAATTGATTTTTTATGTCAAAGAATGTAGAGGCATTGGCTACTCTGTTAAATCAGCCAGTAGAAACGATACAGACCGCGCTGGAAGCAGAAGGCGGTTTGGTGGATAGAATTACGGCCTTCAAGCAGGATCATTCGGTCCTTAGCCGCGCCGATAAGGAGACGCTCATAAAGAACGCCAAAGAGGAGGGGAAGGCAGAACTGTTGGCCGATTTCAAGCCGGAATTTTTACAGAAAAAAGATATAAACCGCATAACTGCGTGGAAACTGGAAGACGTTGAGAACGACATCAAGGCTCGTTATGAGTTCGATGGTGATTTCAAGGGGATCAATGACCTTGTGGACAAGATCGTTAAAACAAAATCGGGGAACAACAACGATTCACATGGGCAGGATTCAGAAATCCAAAAACTCAAACAGCAGATTGTCAACCTCACATCCGAGAAGGATGATGCTTTGGCAAAGGTGCGGAAAGAACACGAAGATTTCATTGTACGCACGGAGTTTGACAGGGGTTTGGGCGTTCTTGAACTCGATTACGAGGACGATGCTATTGAAAAACAGCGCAGACTCTTAAAGGACTCCTTCAACGGCACATATGAAATAAAACGCAAAGACGGGAAAACCTACATCTATGAGAAGGGGAAAGAAGAACCCCTGTTGGATGAAAAGCGTGACCCGTTGAGCATCGACACCATTATTCAACGTCACGCAGCGGAATATGGTTTCAAGATTAAACGTCCTGGAACGGGGGGGCAGGGTGGTTCATCCTCCTCAAAAACTGGTGGCGCATTTGCGGGCATGAGCAAAGAAGACTTCATGGATTACCTGAAATCGAAACAAATTCAATGGTCATCCACCGAAGGGGAGGCTTTGTTCCGGGAATGGCGCACCGCTAACAAATAATTACACCAATGGCAGACGTATATGCAGATACCGCATTACTGGAGGCAAGAGCCTTCATTAACGAGGATCAGAACAAAAAGTTTGAACTGAGGAAGACGAAGAACATGGTTGTAGAGGCTTTCCTCCGCAACCGTAACTTCACCGTCCCCAACCTGGCAGAGATCAAGAACGCCACGACTCAGGCTACTTACTTTGAATACATGAAGTCGCACACCTTTACGGTCAATACGGCTAAATCCAACACACCATCCGGGGAAAAATCAGGCAGTGGCAAGACCGCCCTTTCGTGGTCAACCAAAACCTTTGTCGTCAACCTGCCCACAAAGCAGTATCATGGCAACGAGGTATCCCGCGCTATGGGCTTCGCCTATTCTCTGTGGAATGGTGAAAAATCCTTTTGGAACACGATGGCTGCTACGCTGGTAGCCTATCTGAACACCAATAAGACAACGGTTAACGCCGGTGACACTTATGACGGCACACTTGCATCCGGCACTATGTCGATCAGCAATGCCAATGCAGAGCAGTTCTACAACATTGTCAACGGGCATATGTTCCTGAACAATTTTGACGGACCTTACATTGACATTTATTCGTCTTACTGGCAGAAATATGTACGCCACTATCAGAACCAGGGCGCGGGCAACGATGAGAACCTGGCCTATCAGTTCGGTGAGTTCCTGTTCCACCCGGCCAATTCCCTCACCCCCGGTGAAGGCAACCTGGCAAAGCATTATGTGATCCCCGAAGGGGGTATCGTGATGCTCGATTGGAACGAGAAATCCAACCGCAACAACGATAAGATGGCGGCTGTTGAACTGACCACCGTTCCTTCGTTGTTCTTCCCTGACGTAACCTTTGACGTTATGATTAAGGAGTCGCTTGGTGACACCAGCGATGACGGAGGTACGTTACAGGACATCACCCTTACCTATGAGTTTGCCTTGAATTATGCACTGGCCACACAGCCATTCACAACTTCAGGACAGACCGCCATTCACGAATACGTGATTACCTCCGCTTAATAGGCTCTATTGTTTCATCCGACCGTCCCCGTTGTAACATACGGGGGCGGTTATTAAAAAGCTGCTAATGTTCAACATAACATCATTACAGACGGCAGCAAGCGGATTGGTAGGGTTTTCACATTCTTATCACCCCTTCTATACCCGTTTGACGACTGGCCTTCAATCCGCTTCAAGCGGGTATTATGTAAATGCACTGCCCGGAGTCACCTTCGATGTGATAGAGAATACCATCATGGATGAGGTTGTTCCTGGGTCTTCCCTTGTGGTGAATGAGTACTACGAGATCAGGGATGTATCAGGTAGTGCGTCCTTCACCAATGTAGGGGCATCTGCCAACACGGTAGGGGTTGTTTTCAAGGCAACGGGTACTACGCCTTCGGCGTGGGGTACTGGTAGGCTGAAACTGGTGAGTTGTAATAACTATCTTGCCAATATCTACAACCAGGAGTTGACGCACCTGGTATCGTCTTTTGTGGAAAAGTGCAAGGGGACGTTGAATACGAAAGAAATTTTGTCGAACCAAAGCATCATTAAGGGGATAAATACCGTCAATGAGAAGGTTGACAAAAACGGTCGGTTTGTAGGGTTTTTGCTTACCCCAACCGCTTCCGAAAACGTCAAAAGCAAGATTACCTATGTGGGGCTTCATCTTGATACGGCCCAGTCGTTAACACTTTACCTGTACGACATATCAAGGAATACGGCTGTGAAGACTTATTCCTTCACACTAAGTGCTGCCGACACAATAGAATGGAAGGCTGTTACGGATTGGATCGTCACCTATGCTTCGACAAGCGGGGGGACAGGACAGCAATGGCTAATCGGTTATTTTGAGAATGATTTGACCGGACAGGCTTACCGGCGTGATTTTGACGACAACTCCCGTCACGATGCTTTCAGGGTATGGGGGAAGTACTTAGGCGTTGCCCCTGTTGAAATTCCATCCAGCGCATTGAACGAAACGTCTTTGCCAGATAACGACAGTCTTGAGCAATACATCTCAGAGACCATGCACGGATTATATTTCAAGTTCAACACGACTTGTGATATAACAAATGTCCTGGTTGACAATATTTCTGTCTTCGCCCGTCCGCTGCAACACGCTATTGCGATACGGATTCTGGAAGACGCTTACAGAAGCGGGTCTGACGGAATACATAACCCGATTAAAGATTCCAACCTGAAGAAGTGGCAGGAATATGCCAACACTTTGAAGGGGCAGTTATACGGTGGCTATGATGCCAACGGTATATTCCACAAGGGGATGGTTCATTATTTAAGCATTGATTTTTCAAATCTGGATAAAGTTTGTCTGAGGAAAAGGGAAACGGATTTGAAGGTGTACCCGATTGTGTAGATCAGGTATGGCGGGGGCAGATAGAGGTGCTTCATGCTGTGCTGAACGGGTGTTGCAAGAAAGAGTTGACGGACGAAGGGAGGCGGTTCGTGTGGGGTATCATCGAGAAGATAGAACACACACAGGCCAGAAGGACAAAAATGTTAAACAGGCATAGGGACTGTGGCTGCAAAAAATGAACAACTGAAAAGGCTTCACGCTAAGATAAAGGGGAATAAACCCGCCTTTATTGACATCGCAAAAGTGTTCATTGCTGAATGGCTTGTGCAGAACGCAGATGTATTAAAGGATTTCAACAGGCAGCAGTTGAATGCTGGTTTATATGCCAGCGGTGAAGTGATACAGCCTTACTATTCCGCTCAGTGGGAACAGGAAAGACTTTTAAATGGGAGGCAAATACAGACTGTTGATTTAAACTTTTCGGGTAAGTTCTATGACAGCATCATCGTTCATCCTACGCTTAATACAGTGTTTTTTGATACGGATGATCCTAAAATAAAAGAAACAAAACTTTTAAGCCGGGGCAAGGTGGATTTAGGTTTGGGTGGGGCTTTAGGGTTGACACAGACAAACGCTACACAAGTCGGATGGCTTGCTGCGGCTGGTATTAGAGATAGTCTAATGAATTATTTAACACGATGAAGAAAATCGCTATCGGTGAGGAACAGTGCTACGTCCTCGAAGGTTTGGATGAGATGAACTACAAGCGTTCCCTCTTATTCAACCAATGGAGCATCCTTGTTTTTGAGGAACAAAATCATTCGCTTTTCGAGTTGACCGTTGACCGATTTAAAAAGTATTTCAACGAGGGGGATTATCTGAGTGCGGCTAACGAGATTGTCAACAACCAGTTCTTAAAGAAGTTGAAAGAACCATCCATTGATGCTTTAGGGCGTTGCTTCGCTTTGATATGCCTGACGGAAGGTGAAAAAGGGAGGGAGTCTGACCCTATAACATGGGATGATTCCAACCTGAAAGAGAAGATCGACCGTTGGAGTGCTGCGGGGTTAACCAGGGGGAGTATGCTGAAGGAATACAAAAATTTTCTGAAGGCTTCTCCCGACAGTTACTTGCCTTACGTGGAGAAGCTGAGTATGATGGAGAGCCTGGGAAAGATTATCGGATGATTGTAGCCTTGTGCCAAAAGGCGGCACAGTCAATAGTTGACGATGATTACGACAGGGCCATTGAATATAAGGCAAAGATAGAGAAGGAGGAGAAGGAGTTTACGGACGAAGGGCATCCCTTATTTTCAAGGGAGAAGGGCAGAAGGGTCAGCATCAGGGACAAGATGGTGGAGATGGACGGCGAATACGATGAGTTGATGTTTGTTTTGAGTGATTCGAGCAATGAGAGCATAAGGACGGTAAAATCGTTCACGGTGGAGGAGGTGGTGAAGTTCACCCGTCAGTTGAATTTAAAATACGAAAGGCAGAAAAATGCCCGACATACCGCAGATACCGATTAGTTTTGGCCTTGACCCGAAGGATGCACAAATTCTTTCTGAGATAGCAAAGGATATAGATGTTATCGTCAAGGCATTGGACAAACTTGGGAGGAAGCGGGTCATTGACGAAAAGGACGCAAGGGAAGCAAAAACGCTGGTTGACCGTCTTGAAAAGTTAAAGACGCAATATAACGGGTTGACGGGTCATGTCGAAAAGTTGCGTAATCTGCAAAAACAATACCGCCTTGAACTTGAAATGGCAGATAAAGAAGCGTTGCCTGGGATTCGCAAAAAGTTACAAGGTGTCAATACTGAACTGCAAAAGGCTACTTCTGCCACTAACACATGGGGCGGTGCTTTAGGGTCTTTCCAGTTTAAGTTTAATGCGCTTGGTAACATTGCGGCAAACATCACATCCACATTATCGGTAGGTATGCTTAATGCGCTTCGCAGCATCACGCAGAGCGTCATTCAATTCGAGAAGGCTTTTGCTGCCGCGAAGTCTATCATGTCAGCCAAAGACGTTAAAAAGTATGGGAAGGAGTTGCAGGATTCCGTAATAGATACAATGGTTCGTTACGGCATATCCATTGAGGATGCCAACAGGTCATTGTATGACGCTCTTTCGTCACAAGTCAAGGCTGCCGATGCCGCAATGGTGCTTAATGCGGCTGCAAAATTAGCGACAGCGGGTATTACGGATATGGACGCATCTATGAAGGGCATTGTTTCTATCATTAATGCCTATAGCCTTGAGATGAAGGATGCGGACAGGGTTGGCGGGATATTCTTTCAGGCGCAGATAGACGCTATTGCGACCATTGATGAAATGGTTGATTCCTTCGGTCGTATGAACGCTGTAGCCGCAATATCAGGGGCTACCATTGAGGAAGTCGCCGCGCTTTTCTCAGCCATTACGCTTTCCGGTCTTGATGCCAACGAAACCGTAACGGGTATTCGTAACATCTTTTCAGAACTACTTTCTCCGGCAGAACAATCCAAAAAGGCTCTTGACAGTCTTGGAATAGCTTATGGCGTTACGGGTTTGAGGGCGCAAGGTCTTATGACCACACTGGAGATGTTTCAGAAGGCTTTTATGGAACACCCTGACATCATAAATCAAATATTCGGCAACATACGCGGATTGACTGCCACGTTTGCCACTTTGGGTAATAGGTTTGATGAACTTCAGGGGATATACGACAAGATTCTTGATAAGTACCAAACGCAAGAGAACTACGAAAAAGGGCTGCAAGACCAATTAGAAACCACCAAAACGAAGGTGAAACAGGTCGGGGCTGCGTGGGAGGCTTTATGGATTAGCGTGGATAAGGGGAATGGTGTGTTTTCCACTGTTGTAAAGACTGTTTTGGATGGGACAAAACAAATATTACAGGCATTATCAGGGGTAGATGGTCCAGGCCCTATTACCTTCTTTGGTGAATCGGAGGGGTTGGAACAGGCACAGATTTTCTTTAATGGGTTAAGTTCGGGCATAAAGGATGGCACTAAATCCGTTGACGCTGCGATGATAGAAGCGTCAAGGATGTTAAATGTTGCTTATCAGGATATGCTGTCACACGCCGACAGTCCTGATATGAAGGCAAGAACGGAGGCTTACTACCATGAACTTGTTAGATTATACACACAAGTTTTCGCTAATGCAGTGGCCGATGCCCCAGGTAAAGCAGAAACCCCATTGAACGAGCGTCTTATTGCTGACTTAGAGATTCGCAAAAAAGAACTCGAAGATAAGTTGCCAAAACTGAAGGCTAATCAGTTCGCGGAGCGTGACGAGATTGTTAAGCAAATTAACGAGATTCAGGCCATACTTGATGAGTTTTATGGGAAGGTTGACAAAAGGGCGAAGCAGTCAACCGACAATCAGACGCAGGAACTTGTCAAACTAATCCGTCAGCAATACGAACTGAAACGCCTTGCTGTGGAACTCCAGGAGGACGGCGCGACAAAAGAGATTGCCCTTGCACAACTGAAGGTGGATGAAACCATTGCCATCAACGAACTATTGATAGAGGATGCCGAAACCAGGGCGCAGTATCAATTTCTGCTTGAAGAAAACCTGCAAAAAGACATCATAGGCATCCAGGAGAAATATGCCAAATTAAGCCGTGACGAGAAGTTAAAGCGGTTTGAGGATGATAAGGATGTGGCCGAAGCCAACCTTGATGCGCTTCTTGCCATGAGTACCAATGCGGCACGGAAGGCCGGTGTCGATGAGGAGGAAATTGCGAAGAGAACATCTGAGGCTAAACTTCAATGGGAAATCCAATGGGCGGAGGCTAAGTTGCGGCTTTTAGAATCTTTAGGTGAGGCTGATACGGCGGAGTTTGAAAAACTGTTGGCTTATGTAGCACAACTGAAAGCGGAACTGGATGGCCTTAGTATTGCCAAAAACGAAAAGAAGGACGATGGCAGTAATAGTTTTTGGGCTGATCTTCTTGGCATTGACGATGAGGCTTTAGGCCACCTAAAAGATACGGCAAGGGAAATTGAGAACATTCTGGGGGAGATTACCGATGCTTACCTGGAGGCGGCAAAAGAACGCACAAGGGCGATAGATGAAGAACTGGATGCTTCCAAAGAAAGGGTAAGGCAACTGGAATCAGACCGCGACCATGAGTGGGAACGGATGCAGGAGGGGTATGCCAATAATTACGATCTGAAACAGAAGGAACTTGCCGATGAAAGGAAGCGACAGGCTGAGATAAAAAAGCAGAAAGACAAGGCTTTAGCCGAAGAAGAAAAACGGGCAAGGATTCAACGTGCTATCGACATGACACTGGCCGCAGCAAAACTGATTGTTGCCGCTGCCGAAGCTATTGAGGATGCCGTGAAACAACAGGGGTGGATCGGGGTCATTACGGGTCTTGCGGCTGCGGCGGCTCTTGTCACAGGGTTTATAACCATATCCAATTCGGCTAAGAGTGCTACGAAATATCGCAAAGGTGGTTACTTTGAATTGCAGGGGCCAAGCCATGAACAGGGAGGCATAGACATTGGCGGCGGCAGGGAAGCCGAAGGTGGTGAAGGTATGAGCATCTTCTCACGCGATGCCACAAAGAAGTACAACAAAGAGATAAAAGACTTCACGAAAGCAGCCAACAGTGGGCAGTTGCTAACGGGGTGGAGTTCACTTGCCGCACAGTTAAGCGGTCAGCCTATGCCTTCACAGAACTATGTGCTGAACGATGAATACAGCCGTAAGATGTATGAACTGCAAAAATCGCATTTCGGTAAGGATGATATTAAGGTGGTGCAGTTAAGCCCTACCCGGACTATGATAATCATGGACAACGGGCGGCATATAAAATATATAAACCATTCGGCCAATGCAGACAGTTAGACGGAAATATACATACTTTATTTCGTTTGACGGAGGAGACAATTATTCTCAGTTCTGGCCGAACAGGGGGGCTATAATCAGGTCGAAACGCGATAAGAACAAAAGATATTACCGCACCTTTTGTGATAAAATCACTATCAGCAACAAGTATAAAAACGACAGCGGCACAAGCGTCAATGCAACGGTGTTTTCAACACTTGTCTCATGGTATTTCGACAGGACAAAAGCCGGGACGGAAATCAAAATAAGGATTTATAACAACTACACCGGGAGTGCGGTTGTAAAATGGGACGGTTATTTCAGCATCGTAACATCACAGTTGGACTTTGATGCCGGTTATATAGAAATTGTCCCATTGCCGGACGATGACTACAGGCAGTTGATGAAGTACATGGATATTGAATACAACATATTCCAGCTTGATCTTCTGCGGAAAAGCCCGTTTGTGAACATCACATCCACCACAGAATATTGCTTTTGCGTACACGAGGACGATTCCTGCTTTAGTGCCGATGAATGGACTTATTGCGGTGTTATCCTGTATTCCGACCCTGATGACAGGCATTATTGGGACGAGTACAACTTAGACCCGGCACAGCCCATTTACAGGCTTAATAAAAGGCAAAGGATTCCATTTCAACCTTATGGTGACAACACATGGACACAGATAGGCGACTACTGGTATAAGGCAGAATGTTCCACACAGTCTGTCATTTCCCGCTACAGGTCGTTCTTCCTTATTTCAGAGGTCATACAAGCCCTTTTGACGCACATTGCGGACAGTTATGATATTGACGAACTGACGTATGTTTCACAGTTCTTTTTAAACTCCGATGGTGGATTCACCTACAACTACATAACGGGGGGGGCTTCAGCCAATAAGTTGCCTTACCTTATGATGGCACAGAAATCAGACGTAAGGTTTCCAACGGCTTCCAATGCAGCTTCAATAGGGATGATTACGCTTGGTGAAATACTGGACATCCTGCACGGTATGTTTAATGTGTATTGGTATATTGATTCGTCCGGCAATTTCCGCATAGAGCATGAGAGGTGGTTTGATTGGGGTTTAAATGCGACCGCAGACAGTTCGGCTATAGACATTAACCTGACGGATGACGACCTCTATTCTCCGAACTATCAACGGGGCATCCAGAAATACACTTATGAGGATGTTGCCTACAATGCTGAAGAATGGGTATTCATGGAAGCGTGGTATGATGATTTCCTGAAACAAAGGACGATTGAGTACGACCTGGAACTTGACGGCAGGGTGGTTGAATCCCATAATGTATCGAGTGTTACCACCGATCTTTTAGGCATCACGGCAAATGTGGAAAGAGTTGCCGACAACGGATGGGTGATCGTGTATTGTGACAACACCCATGAAATCCAGATCGAGGAAGGGTCTTATTCCGGTGCTGACAGGATCAATGGGCATTTAAGCATTGCCAATCTGATAAGTAATTACTGGAGATGGGGACGGGCTGTACTTTACGGGACTATTTACGGTGACGAGGTAGTGTTTTTATCAGAGAGAAGGACGAGGAAGGCAAAGGTAAGTTATAAGATAAATGAATCGGATGTTGACGATGTTGACCCGTACAAACTAAAGCGGATAAAACTCATAACACCGGCATACGGTCTTACATCACAAGATGGGGAGGTTTTGATTTCCACGCATGACCTTGAAACCGATGTGGTTGAAATGGAGTTGTTATTCAGGAACACCCCTATTGCAGCCGAAACGTCCTATCTAATGATAAATGACACTGAAAAAATATTGATTAATGCAACAGACGCAATACTTGTATCATAATGGCTGACAGTAGGATAAAAGACTTATCACCAGTAATAGGGCTGACCACTTCACACAAGTTAGCGGTTGATAAGGCCGATATGACCGATGCGGGAAGCATAACCATTAGCGACATTGCCACCCTGTTAAGTTCGGTTTCTTCCAATCGCGGCAGTGAAAGCCTGACGGCTGATGTAGAGACAACCGTAACATTTGCGACTGCATTTGCCGCTTTAGGGTATTCCCTTGCGATAAGTTGCTACGATGTGAACGGTGATGGGGTTGGATTCCGGGTGACTAACAGGACGGTATCATCTTTTAAGATAACGGCGGCTGCTAATTGCACACTTAACTATATAGCGATGGCGATATGATCTATACGACATTTCCATTATATGAGGCATCGGATTATCCTGTGAAGAATAAGATTTATTTTTCTTCACAGCCTTACCGGATTTTAGTGCCGGACAGTAAACTATTGCCGTTCCAGTTTGCTACCGTCACGACATTTTCATCCATTACCCATATATACCTGTATAACGCTAAAACGGGCGCACTGGTGAGGGATTTGTTGTCAGACATAGAAACGACCGACTTTGACGCATCGACCTTCTCAAGCCCTGAAAAGACGTATATTCAATATACCGCAGCCAGCCCGTTCAAAGCATCTTACAAGATACCTGTCGGTAATTACACCCTATCGGTAGTTACCAATGTTTCGACTTTCTATTCCGATGAGTTTACGGTGGTGACAGACCTTTTTACAAAGGGCAGGTATATGGAGATCAGATTTTCCAATACAAAGGACTTGGACGATGTTGAGCCTATTTGTTATCAGAACTCATGGTCTCAGAGGATTTATTTCGATGCTGACATTAAAGGGGCTGGACATCAAATCATAGAGGAGGTTGACGAGAAGGACGGGTATGAATTGCCCAGGACGAAAAGTGTGTATGAGGTAAAGAGGGTAAGGTTGACGGTCAGTGAGAGTGTTTACAGCGCATTGATACGGCTTCCTTTACACGATACGGTAACTTTTTACGACAGGGCGCAGAAATCATGGTCTGCATTTAAGATCAAGATTGGTGATCCTGTCTGGAGTGGCGGTGGTGCTTTCTGCCGGGTGCTGATAGAGTTTATGACTGCTACGGCGACAATGAATAACACAGTTCTAAATATGTCGTGATATGGCAATGCCAAAGACTTATAGTTCTCCGGTTTTGGTTGATAAGTACGTTCAGTATTTACAACAATCCCTTGACGGGTTGACATGGTTGGAATATGTATATCCTGCCGTCAGGGTTGGCGTGGATGAGAACGGGCGAACCTATCCTGTTGTTTACGCCAATGATGGCAGCATGAAAAATTACAGCATATTGCCGGACACTGATATTAAGTCTTGTGCCTTCTTTGAATATGACGGCGATATAAGGCCGTTGGACGGTGTTTTCAACGGTGGGGATTCTGATATGGTCATTCCGTTGGCGGTGGTGGTATGGGGTCGTCTTGACTACATCTATCCGACAAAGGATTATGATTACACGATGGAGTTGATAAAGGATGTGGTAGGCAAACTAAAAGATGCCGCCAATTACTCCGGGTATGGCATTTCGCTTTTGACGGACGTATCGTTTTCCGTTGACCACGACAGGGTATTCAGCCGGTACACTTTATTAACGGAGTCGGAGATGCAGTCTTTGATGCGTGACCGCACCGCCTTCCGTGTAAGTTTTTCGCTGACCGTTGACGCTTATTGTGACTTTGATTAATATATATAACATGAAACGACTGTTAATCTTATTGCTTTTTCTTATTCTGTCCGTTGCCGGATTCTCTCAATATACGACCAAATGGGTGAAGGCTGACAGTGCTATTGCTCGTGGCAACAGGCTTTACCTTCCTGATACGACACAACTAATGGGGCCGGTATATTTATATCCGTTGCCCGATTTAGCGACAAAGGTTGGTCGCATCCCCGTTTTGCAGACTAATGGCAAGGTGGAATGGTGTCACCCGTTGACGCTGTTCGAGGAGATTGAGGACACCATCAGGGAGATGACCATTGGCGAAACACCGCCTGTTTCTGCAACGTGGGTGAGAGATACCACGAATGGCTACGTCTATCTTGTTCATGCTGACGATATGGTTGGGGTGGGGACGGATGAACCCGTTTACAATTTGGAGGTGGATGGTAATATTTATGTTGGATTCACCACTTTGGGGGGTTCGGATGCTTCCTTCGGCATTGCGCCGGGTGAAGAAGATGGACCTTATGTCACTACTACAACGGACAGTTCTGATTATGGTACGGCTATCTATGTCCATCCTATTGATGTGGAGATAACGGCTTCTGATGCTGGTACTGGTGCGGTGAGTGCCTTGCTGGTGGGTATGGATGCCGGGGAAACGGAAGAAGAGGGGTATATTTCCCAACAGGTTAGTGAGACTAATTACCTTTCAAATATAGAAGTTCTGGCAACCGGAGTGCAGATTTATTCCGAAAACAGCGGTTCAGGGGTTAGTTCTTATTTCATCCTAAATGAGCATGGTATCACAATGGAAAGTGATTCCATTATAACGCTTTACGCTGATTCTTGCGTCACTTTAGAGGCTGATACGACCTACGTTAACGGCAGTCTAAAAGTCACTGGCGGCATCACCGGGACTATTGGCAGTGAATCGCTACCGGCATCCGCTTTGGAATGGAGTGATACCACCGCCTCGGTCGGTGTGGGGATTGCTACGTTTGATGATGTCCGTGATACCGCAGCCGCCATCCGTGCTGACTTTCCTATTGGAGGTAGTACGACAATCAATGACCTTGATTACGATTCCTTATGTTCACTTATCAACGGAGGCAATCTATTAAAAGGCTCGTATTATCGCATTACAGATTTCCAGACGGTTCATTTTTTTACAGATGGAACAACTACTATTACAACAGGTGCGGACTCGATTAATGTTGGAACGACTGAACCTTTGATAGTGTTTGCGACTTCCGATACTACTATTGACAGTAGGGTATATTCAGAGATTTATCCACAGGATGAAATTCATTATGATTATGATAGTCTGAATTGGCTGAATGATATTAGTTTTAGCGCAGACCAGACTACGATAGTGCCTGGATGGAAAGGTATCATCACTTATCGTTGGGATACACGACAGGACAATAGCTGTTACTATGATTTTCGCAATGTCAAGTTCAGGCGGTGGGCATTAGCCCCTGACGGGTGGGACGACCTGACCTCTTACGATAAGGGTGATTTCGTCACTTATGCCGTTGACGGTAATATTTATGTTTCGCTTGCTGATACCAATGTTGGCAATACACCGGGTAGTGATCCCGAATGGCGTCAGGTCATTGATATGAGTTCAACCCCCTATTGGAGTTGGAATTCCACGGATATGAACGGTATAGCGTGTGATGCGGAGGATTTTGATGATTTTTACACATGGCAGGACTATGACCCTAATGCTTGTTATGGCAATCACATAGGCGAAAATCCAAGTTATATCGGAGAAGGAGCATACAGTCGTTTGAATAACATCATATTCCATAATTCAGGAGAGTTTGGTTGCTTTGCAAATAAATTTGGAATAATGAATTCCCT